CTTTGAGGGCTCGACCCTGGCCCATCATCGCTTTGCCGACGACGTCGACGGCCGAGGGGAGATCCTTGCCCGTCTTCTCGGCGTAGTCGAGGATCAGCGGCATGAGCTGCTGGATCTGGGTGCCCGTGAGCTTGTACTGCGCGAGCATGCCCTGGGCGGCCGAGATCGCGTCGCCCTCGAACTTCGTCGTGTTCTGCAGGGCGTTGGCCTGCTCGTCCATCGAGGCGATGGTCACGTCGGCGATCGCGGGGAACCGCTTGTAGGCGTCCTCGAGGACGCGGTGCTTCTTCTCGGCGTCCTGGTAGGCGGCGACCGAGTCGATGCCGAACTTGACGACTGCCGCGCCGGCGAGCGCCGCCCCGGCCTGCCACACCTTCGACGCGCCGTCGAAGATGCCCGAGCTCTTCTCGGCGGTCGACGCGACGCCCTTGATGGACTTCGACGCCGACCGGTCCTCTCCGAGCAGCAGGTACTTGAGCGACAGGTCAGCCACGCGTCACGCCTCCTCGGTTCGGGCCTTGAGCCAGGCGTCGGCGTCGCGGGCGTAGCGCACCCAGAGGTGCCACGGGAGATCCCAGACGTTCCACGGGGAGATCGACGGCCAGACGTGGGTGACGACGGTCAGTCGCTGGTGGACGCCCGCTTCGATGTCTTGGCGGAGGTCCGCTTCCGGGAGCTCGACTTGGGCGCGCCTGCCCGACCGGAACCCGGTCGGGCTCGGCGAGGGTCCGGCGCCTCCTCGGCGGGTGGGGCGTCGACGATGAAGGCCATGCGCTCGAACGGCGTCTCGATCGCCTCCGTGAAGGTGACCTCGTCGCCGGCGAGGACGCGCGCCGCCCACACTGAGACGGCCGTGAGCAGCAGCGCCTCGGGGTGCTTCTCGGCCTCGTCGCGGCTGAGCTGCTTCACCTCAGCGCGGACGCGCTCGACGTCGGCCCAGCGCCACGGATAGCCGTGGTCGGCGCACTCCCGGTCGAAGAGGAGCGCGTGCTTGATCGACAGCTCGTCGATCATCTTGCCTTCGTACACCTTGCCGTCTATGACGACCTTCACGAGGGACCTCCCATGGACTTGAGCGCGTCGCGCATCGCCTGCTCGACAGCGCGGCGGGTGGCGTTGCGGCGAGCCCAGATGGTGTTGGAGAAGTAGCCGGGGTGGCCGACCTGCGTCACCCACTTGGCGCGGCCGCCGTAGACCGGGTGGCGCCAGCCGCGGCGCGCCTCCCACGCCTGCGACAGCTTGGCCCGCGTGACGACCTGCACGCCGGCCCTGGAGCCGGACAGGACAGACACGCGCGTCCCGGCCGCGAGACGCTCCCGCAGGCCCGTGCGGGTCGGACGGGCGGCCTGCGTCTGGCCGGGCGCTCTCGCAGCCTCCTGTACGGCCTCGCGAGCCTCCTGGCCCGCCTCACGCAGTCGGCGCCGCAGCGCCGCCTTCTGCTTCGGCTCGAACTGGCTGGACTTGCCGAGGAGGGCCCGCAGGCTCGCCGGGTCGACCGACAGCTTGACGTTGTCCACGAGCCCTCCCCGAGCGTCTCAGAGCGCGGTGTCGGCGGTGCGCGTCACGACCCAGATCGGCTGCGCCGCGGTGAGGTTGTCCAGGCCGGTGAACGACACCGACTGGATGGGCAGGTCGCCGCCGTTGCTCTTGGGCAGCTCGCCCTCGAGCTTGATCTCGGGCACGATGACCTGCAGGATCTCGTTCCCGGTCGTGAGCGCGCCGCCCGTGTAGGTGAGCACGAGCGACATCGGGGTGTCGGCCAGGACGGCGGCGCGCATCGTGGTGTCGGTGAATTCGACGTCCAGCTTGCCGGTGATCTCGCGCAGCCCGACGAGCTGCTGGGCCTTCTTGCCGCCGCCGCCGATGTTGTACCGGTCGCCGCGCAGGTTGTTGGCGCAGGCGATCGAGCCGCCGCGGACGTTCGCGATCGCGGTCGCCGCCGAGCCGAGCGCGGTCGCGGTCGGCGCGGTGAGCGTGCCCGTGGCCAGCGCCGCGCCGGCGAAGCTGAACAGGTTCGCCCCCGACGCGTAAGACGGCGCGGTGTAGGCGCCGCCGGCCGTCACGTCCTTGCAGTCGAGCGTGGCGCGCAGCGTGGGCACGTCGGCGTTGCCGAACGTGAACTCCCAGCTGTCGACCATCGCGCCGACGTAGTCGAACACGTCGACGGTGCCGCTGGCGTTCGGGATGCCCTTCTGCACAGACAGCGACGACGGGGCATCGCCGAGGGTGAAGACCTGCTGGAAGACCGACGCCGAGACGAGCGTCGACGTGCCACTGCCCAGGCACGCCTGCCACAGCAGGCCCATGCCCTTGCTGATGGCCTCGACGACGATGTCGCCGCCGGCATCCGACGTCGTGACGACGCGGCGGCCGGAGCGGGCGACGCGCGAGCTGACACGCAGGCCCTTGCCCTGGACGACGTTCTTGCGGAAGTCGAGCGTCTCGGAGACGAACTCGTACCACCGGGTCGGCGTGACCTTCGTACCGAAGGTCGACTCGACGCCGATGCCGACGCTGCAGTCCTGTGTCGTGGTCACTCGCCCTCACCCTCCCCGGGCTCGTCGACGACGGCGGCCGCCGTCGTCGAGGTGTCGGCCGCGGCGGGCGCCGCAGCCTTCTTGCGCGTCGCCCTGTCGGCGCGCTCGTAGTTGCCGACCTGCTCGAGCAGTGCCTCGCCCAGCTCGTCGTCGACCTCGAAGATCTCGCCGGGCTCGAGGCAGCCGACGCCCTCCTCGCCGAGCGGCTCGCCCTCGCGGCCGATCAGCGGCAGGTCGACGGTGCCGAGTGGGTTGATGTTGCGCAGCCGCATGGTGGTGGTCCCTTCGTCAGATGCGGGCGATGTACGTCAGCGAGAACACGAGCAGGCACTCGGCCCCAGCCTCGGTCTGGTTCTGGTAGAGCCGCACGTCCGTGACGCCGACCTTGCGAAGGCCCTGCAGCCCGAACGGGATCGCGCTCGAGCGGGCCAGTGCAGCCAACGCGCCCAGGATCGAGACGGCTCGGTCCCTTGCCGTCTTGGCGACACCGTCGCCGTCGACGGTCCCGATGCAGCAGCGCACCGAGCCGGCCTCGTCGCGCGATCGCCCTGCACTGAGGGCGAACTCCTGGGTGGTGTCGCCGCTGTCCGCCCGGTCGGGGTCGGCGGGGTCCTCGACGCCGACCAGGAGAAGGTCGTCGGTCTGCGGCAGCTCGCCGATCGGGTAGCCGTCGGAGACGACGATCCCAACCGGCATGCCAGGCGCATCCGGCGCCTGTGTGACGATGGCGTCGATGACGTCCGGCAGGCGCGTCTCGGCCATCGTCAGGCCCCCAGCACCGGCACGTACGGCTGGATGAGCTCGGCGACTCGGCGCGGTAGCGCGAACGTCGGCGCCGGGGTGTCGTCGACGATCTGCGCGCCGCCGCGCACACGGCCGGCGCCGCCGCGCTGGGTCTCGTACAGGTGCCGGACCATCTCGAGGACGGCCAGCTTGAGGTCCTCGGGCAGGGCGGCACGGCCGGCCTGGACGGTGACGTCGTAGAACCGGGACCCGAAGTACCCGCCCTGCGCGTAGACGATGCGGCCGCCGGACAGCGCTGTGAGCTGCGAGACGTTGAGGGAGCCGCCCTCGATGGGCGACACCGTCGTCAGCGAGATGATGGGCGACGTCGACAGGCGCAGCGTGAAGGTGAAGCCGCGGACGCGCTCGGTCTTCGCGGTCGGCGCCAGCGGCCCGACCCTCTGCCCGATCGCCGCCTCGGCACGGTCGATGAACGGCTGCAGCGAGTCATCGTTCGACGCGAGCTTGAGGTAGTCGCGCGCCTCGACGAGTGTGACGACAGACACGGCGGCTCACCCCTCCCTGACGGCCGTCGCCCGGGTGTCACCCGGGGACGGCTGGTAGTCGACCGCGACCGACGTCCAGCCGGACGCCAGGAGCTCGGCCTCGAGGTCGCTCGGCTCGACGTTGGCGTAGTGCTCGCCGGCGAGCCGCGGCCCGCCGTCCGCGCCGTGCTCGGAGCGTCCCGGGCCCGCCATGGTCAGGACGATGCGGCCGCCTGGGCGGCACGCGGCCGCGGCGGTGCGCAGGATGCCCGGCCACTCGTCGGTATGCTCGAACACCTCGGTGCACACGATGAGGTCGTAGAGCCGGTCCGGCTGCCAGGTGGCGGCGTTCGCGACGATGTCCACTCCGGGGCCGGCGACGATGTCCAGGGACACGTACGGGTCGGCGTTGGGGTACAGGTCGCGGACGCCGCCGTTGATCCAGCGGCCGCCGATCTCGAGGACGGCCAGGCGCTCATCGCTGCGCTGCGCCTCGACGTACGAGCGGGCCTCGTCATGCATCGGCGTACTCCTGGAACCGGGCCGCGAAGAGGGCGTTGTCGACTTCGGCCGAGGCCTCGCCGAGCGCGTAGACCTCGTCGTGCTGGCCGTTGCCCCAGAGCGGGTGCAGGTGCTCGACGACGGAGCCGGGCGCCATGGCCCACACGCCGCGCTGCTTGGCCGCCAGGGCGACCTCGAGGTCGACGCCGCAGTGCCGGTAGCCCTCGTGGCAGACGATGCCGGGACCGTCCCAGGAGGCGCCGTGCTCGTCGACGTAGGACCGGCGCACGAGGACGTGCGGGGAGTCCTGTCCGCGCAGCGTCCGCGGCCCGAGGTCGTTGGTGCCGATGACGTGGAAGTCGTCGCCGGCGGCCGCCTGCGCGTGGTCGAGCCAGCCGGGGTGGAACCGGACGTCGTCGCCGACGCAGAAGATCCACGGCTCGGTGGTCTCGCGGTAGCCGTGGTTGATCTTCGTCGCCCAGGAGGGGCCGTCGGCCCACAGCACCGCGGCGCCGGCGGCGTGCCAGGCGGCGGCTGTCTCGACGTCGTCGACCTCGGCGAGCGCGTACACGGTGGCCAGGCCGGTCGAGGCGCGCAGCGACTCCATGAACGGCCGCGCGTTCTGCGGCCGCCGCATGACCGGCACGAGCACGGCGGTGGCCTCGGTCGCCGGCGGCGCCACGACCTGCCGCCAGAAGTCCTGCTCGCCGAGCCAGACCGGCTTGTGGTGCGTCGTTCGCACGCCGGTGTGCACGTAGACCGGGAACCCGAGCGATCCGGCCCGCAGGCAGAAGGACAGGTCCTCGCCCATGAGCCGCCCGCCGGCGGTCGCGTTGGGCACGCGGTCATACCAGACGGGCCCCTGCTTCTCGGCGATCGCCTCGAAGACGCTGCGGTGCACGAGGATGAACGCCGAGCCGGTGCCGGCACACCTGACGACCTTGTTCACGGGATAGGTGGCCCGCGACAGGAAGCCCGTCTCGCCGGTCTCGGGGATGCTCGTCCAGTCGTAGATCGTCGGCGCGAGCGCCGTGCGCCATCCGCCCATCCCGTCGGGGTCGGTGTGCTTCTGCGCGAAGCACAGGCCACCGACGATGGGCCGCTCGACGGGGTCGGCGACCGCCATCAGCTGCTCGAGCGAGTCGGGCGCGAACCCCATGTCGGTGTCGATCCACAGCAGCCACTCGGCGTCACGCTCGAGGAACTGGCGGATCACGACGTTGCGGGCGCCCGGGATGCCGTCGGCGCCGTAGCACTTCGTCGACAGCCAGCCGCCGGCGATGACGCGGCACTCCGAGCCCATGTCGTACCCGATGAGCTGCATCAGCGACTCCTGCCAGGAGAAGCTGACCTCGTTCGGGTGGATGTAGGCGACGGTGACGGCGCCGGTCACTTCTGGCCGGCCCCTCGCCGGCCGCGCCCGGCGCGCTTCTCGCCGGGGACGTTTGTGGCCTGCTCGGTCGGCGCCGGCGGCGCGGGCTCCTCGCCCTCGTATCCGACGGGGAAGCCGTCGTCGCGCAGCGGGCGGGAGGACGAGAGCCCGTATCGGGCGTCGTCGGAGAAGTGTGTGGGGTAGGCCAGCACGATCGGGTCATCGGCGGGCCAGTGGGTGCCGTGCGCGACGCCGACGGAGGCGCCGGACTGGGGGTGGGCGACGACGGCGGTTGTGGTGGCGAAGACGACGTTCATTGAGGGATCTCCTTCGAGGGTGGACGGGTCGGGGCCGGGCAAGCCGCGAGGCCCCCGCAGGTGCGGGGGCCTCGCGACGTCAGGCTCAGGTCTGGTTGAGCAGACGGAAGCCCTGGTTGTTGGCCGAACCGCCGCCGATGCGGGCGTACGCGAACCAGCCGCGCTGTCCGGTCGGGCGGTTGTTCGTGACGTCGAACAGCTGCGGGACGAGCTCGACCGACATGCCGCCACGACGGGCGACGACGTAGTTCGAGAAGTCGCCGACGACCGCGACGTTCGTGTGGACGCCCGACGAGGTCAGGTCCGTCATGTACGGCGTCTCGTACCACTGACGGTTCATCAGCACCTCGGCCGAACCGGCCGAGAGCTGCACCGTGGTGGCGTGGAAGTTGTTCGCCGTGCCGAGCTGGCGGATCTTGTTGTTGATGTCGACCGCGCCGAGCCACGACGCGCCGCGGCGGAAGCGCTGCGGCAGCTTCGCCCACACGTTGTAGATGTCGGCCGCGGCGAGCGTGCCCGCGGTGGCGAGCAGCACCTCGACGGTGGTGTCCGCGTCGAGCGCGGTGACGATGCCCTGCGGCTCGCCGGTGCCCGAGCCCCGGGTGAACTTGTCGACGAGCAGCTCGTCGTACCCGGACGCGAGCAGCGCCGACATCTCCGAGGCGAACCCCGGGTAGTCCTCGCCGACCTCGATCGAGTAGGGGATGAAGCCGCGCGCCGTGAAGACGTCGACCTTCGGCTGCGCCAGCGTGGGCGAGTCGTCCGACACGGCCGAGGCCTCGGCGTCGAACGACCAGGAGACGCCGGCCGAGCTGACGCCCTTCCACGCGTTCGTGTTGACGTCGACCTGCTTGGCGATCGCCAGGAACGGGTTCCCGGAGCCCTGCGCCGTCAGGATGATCGACGGGTCGATGAACACCGGGATGCCGAAGCCGCCCGCGCTGTTCGTGCCCTCGGCCATCGCCCGGTACTCCTCCCAGGCACGGACCGCGTCGCGCTCCTCCTCGGAGAGGACGTAGTTCGCGTGGGGGTTCGTGACGAGCTTGTGCCACGCGTCCCGGTACGCCTCGTTCTCGGTGACGATGACGCGGCGGGCGATGTCGGTCGAGCTGCGGATGAGCTTGTCGACCTGGGTCGCCTCGTCGTCGCGCAGCGTCGGCCGGCCGTCGCCGAGGACGCGCAGCGCCTTCTCGCGGGCCTCCCGGTTGGTGAGCCGGACGACCGAGGCGACCTCGCCCGAGTCGAGCCCGAGCCGGATCGAGTCGTAGGCCTTCTTGACCGTCTCGGGCCGGCGGCGGAAGATCTCCGACACCTTGTTGTGGTTCTCGATCCGCTTGACGATCTCGTCGCGGATCTCGACCCCGGTGTCGAAGGCGGCCTGCTCGTCGTCGGTCTTGTCGCGCAGCTCGCCCTCCTCCGTCTGGTGCAGGGCGCGCAGGTGCGCGTCCAGGACGGTGAGCATGCGCTGCAGCTCCTCGGGGGTGCGGCCGCGCAGGTCGTCGAGGCTGCCCGCGAGCAGGCCGTCGTCGCCCTTGTCGGTGGCGTCCATGCGGGCGTCGCCGAAGTGCGCCTTGTGGAAGGCGAGGAGCTCGTCGACAGTGAGGCCGCGAGCACCGGTGATCTTGTTGCCGCTCATGACTGAGTGACCTTCCTTTCGTCCAGGACGATGCCCCGGAGTCGGAGTGCGTCGTCGTCGGCCTGCTGCCGACGCGACTTGGTGCTGTCTGACGCGGAGGCGGCCTGCCGCTCCGTGTCGGGCTCCTCGCCACCGGTGCTCCGCGCTCCCGATGCAGCGATGAGGTCTGGGAGGGAGGGGTCGCGCAGCACGTGCTCGGCCACCTCCCGGATGAGGGCGCGACGCTGGTCGGCGCCCAGGTAGTCGAAGAGCGATCGGACGCCGACGCTCGTCGACGTGTACGCCGGCCACACGACGGGGCCCATCTCAGCGACGGACGCCTCGACGACGTCGCGTCGCAGCAGCTCGTCGTCGGGCACGTCCTCGAGCCACGTGCGCAGCAGCTCTGCCTCGAGCTCCTTGTCGTCGCGGACCTGCGTGCCGTCGGGGCGGTACCAGCGCTCCTTGGTGACGCCGAACCGGATCGACATGCCGTTGACGGTCCCGGTCGAGATGACCTCGCGGACCGGCTCGAACAGCGGGCTCTGATGCATGCGGGCGACGACGTGCGCGCCGCCGTTTGGGGCGCGCTGCGGGTCGGCCTCCTCGCGCGGGTAGCCCGGCTCGAACGACGCGACGGGCAGCGACCCGATGAGCGGGTGCCGGCCGTGGTCGAACTGGATGATGGGCGTCAGCTCCCGGAACGACTTACGCATCGAGCCGGCGAGGAACTGCTCCTTGAAGCGGCCCTCCCAGGAGTCGATGATCGTCTCGGAGTCGAACACCGAGGCGTAGCCGTCGAGGGTCAGGCCGTCGCCGGCGCCCTCGCCCTCGCCGTCCGCGGAGCGCACGAACGAGAACGGGACGACGCGCGGCATCTCGGCCATGCGCGTCGCGGCGTCACGGCTGCGGATGTGGTCACGCGCCATCGGAACCTCCTGGGGTGGTGGCGATCGTGGGCTGCTGCGAGCCGGGCGCCTGCAGCTGGACGGAGAAGAGGCCGGTGTGCTTGAGCAGCCGGAAGTCGCCCGAGTCCGTCGCGGCCACAGCCGACTCCGGCGTGTAGCCGCCGTCGACGAGCTGGCGGATGGTCTGCGCGCGCACGAAGTTGATGTCGGCCGCGTCCTTCGCGTCCTCGCGCAGCAGCGGCACGTCGAGGGCGTCGAACCACAGCTCGGCCCGGGCGGGCACGTCGATGACCGGCGCGAGCGCGTGCGACAGGTCCTGCATCGCCGGGTACACCCACGTGTCGGCGAAAAGGCGCCGCGCCTGTCCGAAGTTGCCGGCGTTCAGTGACGACCCCTCGAGGCCGGCCGCGATCCCGAGCACCGGCGCCGGCACACGCGACAGCATCGAGATCCGCGTCTCGCCGCCGCCCTGCGTCGAGCGCATGTCCAGCTGCTGCAGGTTCGAGCCGACGACCGTCGCGTCGGCGGCGCCGGTCAGGTAGAGCGTCTTGAACGCGTTCGCGACGCCGTTGTGCCGCTCCTCGAGCATGTCCACGATCTCGTTGAACTGCTCGCGGTTGGCGGCCGGGATGTTCTTGACGACGAGGTTCGGGGTGGCCCCGTTGCTCAGGTACATCGTCTTGAAGTCCGAGGCCGCCTGGTCCACCTGGATGTCGCGCAGGCCGGCCGTGATCCACGACATGCCCATGCCGGGGTTCTGCGGGTCGGGGATCGGCGACCAGTGCGCGACATCCTTCGCCGACAGGAGCTGCGGCTTGGTGTCCTGGTTGGCGAACCCGCCGTTCTGGTAGACGTAGCCGAGCAGCTCGCCGTCGAGGGCGTGCGCCGGCGAGGACGGCTCGAGCTCCGAACCGTAGACCGCAGCCATCCAGTCCGGTCGCAGCACGCGCAGCCGGCTCGGCTGACGCAGGACGAACGCGTTGCCGGCGAGACCCGCGTGCCACTCCATCAGTCCGACCAGGTCGCCGGTCGTCGCATTCGGCCACGGCCGCTCGAGCAGCGTCAGCGCCTGCGTGCCGAACGACTTCCGGGGCGCGACCGGATCCCACGGCGGGTTGCGGAACGTGAAGCGCACCTGCGACAGCACGAGCGCCCGGACCATCTGCGCGGCGAACGCCGGCGGACACGACGACAGTGCCCGCATGTACGCCGGCAGCGAGTTGGCGATCGCGCTGACGCGCTTGGTGCCCATCGTCGTCGAGAGGCCGCCCGGCATCCCGAAGTTGTAGGTCGTGTTCCCGTACTGGAATGTCGAGGGGAAGAGGTACTGCGTCAGCCAGGTGTCGATCGCCGAACGCGCCGCCGCCGGCTTCTGCTCGTCCCGGATCCGGTCAAGCAGGCCCATGTGTACCTCGCTTCCGGACGTCCGTCCATCCGAGCCTCACGGCGGCCCCACACATCCTGGCGGCGAGGGTCACGCCGCCGGCGAACGCGCCGACCGAGTAGCAGAGCCCGAGCATGAGCGCGACGAGCATGCCGGCCAGCCAACGGCCGGCCGTCGTGATCCTGCGCCGAGCACCCATCCGAGCCTCCGTTCACCGCCAGGTGCCGAAGAACGGCCCGGCCTGCGACAGTCCGTGCAGCGCCCGGGCGGCGGCCGCGGCCGGCCCCACCTCGGGCATGTCCTTGAGCTGGATCGCGCGCTCGCCACTGGCCAGCGCCGGCCGCCACTTCGCGGCCCGCACGGCCTCGTTCAGCGCCGACTGGTTGTGGTGGTGCAGCGTGCCGTCGTTGATGCCGTCCTCGAGCGCGCCGCACGCGGCGGCGAACTCCGTGCCGGACACCGCGACCGTCTGGACGCCGGCTTTCTCGAGCTCCTCGAGGAACGCTGACGTCGCGACCATGCCGCCCCACTTCTGCTGCAGCCGCCCGAGCTCGCGCACGGCCTCGTGCGCGCCCAGGGGCCGGCCCTTGTTCGCCAGCGTCACCATGGTGTGCCCGTCGCTGCGTCGCCACGCCACGGCCACCCACACGTCACGCTCGCCGCTGAGGTCGACGCCGAACACGACCGGCGAGCCGCGGTCCTCGCCCGGCGCCGCCAGGGCGAGCCACTCGTCGTACGGGAGCGCGCCGCCGACTGAGATCGGGTCCTCCCACCACGAGAGCATCTCCCGCATGAACTCCTCGGGCGGCATGCTCTTGCGCAGGTCCTCGATCGACTCCTCGAGGATGCGGCCCGACCACAGCGCGCAGCTCGCCTGCCACCACAGCTCGCGGTCGTCGAGCGCGCAGCCCTCGACGAGCCCGTACTTGTGGCTGCACTTCGGGTCGGCGCACCGCCGCCGCTTCGCCCCGTACTCGACGTAGGCGAGGCGGCCGTCCTTGCCGGTGCGGCCGCGGTCGCGCAGGGCCCGCAGCTGCTTCGACGCGAGCAGGCCGGCCGACGACATCTCTCGCACCTGGGCGCCGGGCCGCGTCAGCATCGTCGGGAACACCGCGCCGACGTGCTTCGGCTCGCCGAACAGCCACTCGTCGAGGGTGATCCGCTTGACGCCCGTCAGACCGCGCGACGCCTTGCCCGTGCGGGACCGGAACTCGATGAACTGCTCCGCGCCCGTCTCCGGGTTCGTGCGGATGATCGCGAGGTCCTGGTGGCCCTCGAGGTAGCGCACCTGGCTCGCGTACTCATGGTTGCTGTCGATCCACGTCTTGAAGTCGCGGAACGTGCCCTTCGACGTGTCGAGCAGATGCGAGGACCAGATGTGCCGCTCGATCCCGAACACGAACAGGTCAGCCAGGGCGGCGATGCCGTTCGTCGACGTCTTGATGTTCTGCCGTGGCGCGATCGTGACGACCTCGAACGACGCCGGCCGATCGGGCGCCTTCTCGGCATAGATCGTGTCGAGGAGCCACTGCTGCTCGGCGTCGGGCGGCAGGCCGAGATCCGCGCCGACCTTGCACGCCAAGTCGCCGTACGTCCACCGGTGCGCCGGCCGGCTCCGGTAGAGCGGCTGGAACTCGGCCACTCAGGCCCCATGCTGCGCGCGACGGGCCGCCAGCTCGTCCTGCAGCTGCTGCGGCCTCGACGCTGCGACGGCCACGCCACGAGTGGCGGCCGCCAGCGTCGCCTCGAGGCGGCCCGCCAGCGCCGAGATCGCCGAGCCTGTGTCCATGGCCGGGAAGTCCAGGCGCCGAGCCAGCACCAGGCATGTCTGCCCGAGCGGCGTGTCCAGCCGGCCGGCCTCCTCGAGCGTCTTCTTCGTCGCCTGGTAGACGCCGCCAGTGAACGCCGGCCGCTCATCCTCGGCGTCCGCGGCCGCCGTAGGCAGCTCGATGACATCGCCCGCACGCTGCCGGCGCTTCCGGCACTTCGGCGAGCACCACTTCGCCCTCGACGAGCGCGCCTTGAACGTCTCACCACACGGGCACGTGATCTCAAACTCCGACACGGTGTCACCTCCCATGTCCCGGGACGTCCGCCACGCAGGAGGGAGAGCCGAGTTGAC